TCAGAGCGGCGCCCGCAGAGGATCTTGCCGTCCTGCACGACAAAACCCGCCACATAGCCGCAGTCTCCTTCATCGGTAACAAAACCGCTGGCATCCGCGGCATTCTGTTGCTGGCTATCAGCGGCTTCCTGCTGGGTATCGGCTCCGCCAAGTCCCCAGTCTTGGTGAATGTCCGCTTCCGTGAGAATGTTCTCTGGGTCAAACTGTTCGTCGCGAACCATCGCGCGGCGAACTTCTTCAGCTTCGACAATTCCATTTGTGACGTATGTGCCAGCGGTCTGTGCTCTGGTGAGCTGTGCCGCAGCAGCAGCTTGGTCTTGTGCTGCCTTTTCATCGTCAGACGGGCTCCACGCGCTCTTGTAGGTCACGGTGTATTCAGGGATTTCCTTGACTTCCCTGTTCCAAACCATACCACGAAGAATCAGCTCGACGAGGGTACGGGTGTTATCGCGGAGGTCGCCGTTTTGGAGGCCTCCGACGAATTCCTTGTAATTTTCAAGGTCACTCTCTCCGGTGGCATTCTCGCCCGCCGGGGAACGCCCAAAAAGCCGCGTCTGTGGGATATGAGATACAGCAGACAACATCGCACAGGCATTGTCCAGAATGTCCTTAACGCCAGCAACAGACAGGGATTGAACGCCCACATCCTCGCCGTCGGCATCAATAATGACCATGTTCAGCAGATTACGGGCAAGGTCAAGCATTTCCATACGCTGAAGAACCGTATCCTCGCCGTCTGCCGTGGAAAGCACACCAGCAAGATTCTTCATCTTGTAGGTCACCATCGACAGCCGTTCCAACAGGCGGATAGAATAGCCGGGGCCTATGCTGGCATTTCTCAGCTCTTCACGAATGCGCAGATACTCCGGGATGCCCCATGTGCGGTAGAGATTAGCCATAGTGGAGCTTTCCGGGATGTCCGAGTTATGGAAAACAAGGCATCTGGACGAATGCACAACATAGTTGCCGTACACGCTGTTGACTTGGTAGTACTCCGGGATGCCAGTGCCGCCCCGGCGGTAATCCTCATCGTCCGGGTTGTTCTCATATCCATTGACCCAAAGAGGATACATTTCGTTGCGGCCATATACCAACAACTCTTCGACGCCGTGCACGTCACGCCAGTTCAAAGGATTCTGCAGGAGCCGCCCGTCGTCAACCAGCATCACCACAGCAGCGCCACCAAAGAGCCGCGCCCAGCGCAAAGCCTTGGCAAATTTGCTCTGGTATCGGATGGTCTGCAAGTGGTTGTCGATCTGCTTCTGCAAGTCTTTGTCCTTGATGCCGAGGTCGATGCCGTTCTTGGTTGCGTCGTCCGCCGGGGCATCAATAATGGTTGAGAACAACCCGTTTCCTGCATAGAGATCGGCCAGCTCCGTATCGCTTACCGCAGAGCCAGACGCCCACTGGTAGTACTCCGTGCTGTCGTGCTGGGTGCCGTACTTGTTCAGCACATTGTAGTAACCGTCAAGGCGCAGCTGTGTTTTGATTTTTCCGGGAATAACTTTTTTCACGCTTTCTCCTTTCCGGTTATGTTAAATCAGACTGCGGACATCAAAAATTCCGCCCTCGTATAATGCCAGCGCAACTGCATCAGCCCGGTCCGGGCTGGTCAGGCCGCGCTTCTTTAGCGACTCCTTGCTTTCAAGTTTCAGCTTGGAGGGCGCGCCGCTGAAGATGTACTTGCGGGTCGTGAGCTGACCTATCAAGGTCGCGTCATCCGGCAAATGCAGGAGACCAGACGCCGCCATGTCGCGCAGGACAGCCCACATCCATGTTGAAATATCGGCATATCTCCCGGCGGCTTCCTTGTCAGGAACAGCAGACGAGAAATTGACAGGAACAACCATGAGTTTGTTCAGCTTCTGCCGAATCTTCTCCCTGTTGAGAATATCCGTCACTCCGCCGCCCACACCCGTATCGTCAATAATCGCATAGATCAGACCGCGATATTGCGGATGCGCTGTGCGCAGGGCCTTGTACATTTCGATAATGTCATCGGCTGTTGCGTACAGGTCTTGACCGTGGCGCGTGACCAGCTTTTGAATGTCCCCGTCAATGTTCTTCGCAATGGCGGTGTCGTCGTTGCCGAAGCGGGCCACATCGCACCCAATAGAAATTCTGGCCGGAATGCTGTGCTCAAGCGGTTCAGTATTGACCGCTTTTGTGGCAAGCGCCATCGGAATAAAGACGTCGTCCTCATTTTCCGGGAACTCGCCGTCAACACGGACGCGGACCACATTGCTGTTCTTGCCGAACTTTCGCTCCAAGTCAGCGATATTTTGCTTATTCGTGCGGGGGCTGTCCCTGCTGGACACCTTCATGCAGTAGTAGGACTGGGCATCCACGGTGTGCGAATCGTGGAATGTGCCAGTGTTCTGCGTTGGGTTTCCGCACATCAGTAAGCGGTTGTTATCGCCGGACAATGTGCCCTGTATGGCCTCCATGATGGGGTCAGCAACGCCAGATGCCTCGTCCACCACGAAAAGCATATTGTCTTCGTGGAAGCCCTGCATATTCTCTGGCTTAGTGGCTGTACGGGCCACGGCGAACCAGCGTTTCTCATGTCCTTTCATGTAGACGCGGGTCTTTGTCCATACAAGCATGGCCTGCAAGACAGGACTGCGCTCCTGCCACTTGGCAATCTCAGCCCAGAGCACATCGTTCAACTGCTGGCGGGTCGGTGCCGTGCACACGACGCGAGGATACGGGAAGCAAGCCAAGAACCAGAGCACCAAGTTTGCTTCAAAAGCTGTTTTTCCAACGCCCTGTCCTGAGCGGATGGAAACTTTGCGGTGCTGTGCAATGGCCGTAGCCGCTTCTTTTTGCCATTTATCCGGCTTGAAGCGTGTAACCTCTTTGAAGAACAAGCAGGGGTCTTTGCGGTACAGCGGGAGCCGTTTGGCGAAGACTTCACGTTGTCTCAGCGCCATCGTCCTCACCCTCCACTTCTGCATCCGCCGCCTCGACTGCCGCCACCCAGTCGTCTACCAGCTCATTCTTGCCGCTGTTGCTCAGTCTGCGCAGGTCGGCAAGCTGTTGTATCACCTTCGACTTCTGGCGCTGTACATCGGTCAATAGCCGCTCTAAGCGCTCCACGATAAGGTAGCTCGATTCGGTGGTGGTTGATGTCTCAACGCTGGTGCCAGGGAGACGTTCTTCCTTTTGCACCTTTGCATCTATCCGCTCAATGTAAACTTCCTTGTCATGGGCCTCTTTTTCCTTATCCTCATCCAGCCGGGTAAAAGACCTGCTGGATTTTGATGTATGCACCGACTGGACGTGCTGCTTCTTTTCCTGAGCTGCCGTGATGCGCTGGAGCAGGAACGCTTCGCGGGCAGTCAGCAGTTGAAGCTCCTGTATCAACAGATCCTCCGCGTCCACGTCTTTCGTGCAGTCCTGTATAGCTTTCTGGTTTTCTTCGGAAAATGCACCAAACATCACAGCTGACCAGCCGCCATGCTTTAGCGCATTCTGATTTCCCGGCGGTGCCCCGCCATGATTGCCAACAGCGTTGACGTTCCCTTTCGGCGCGCCGCCGCGATTCGGCCTCTTCTCAGGCTGAGCCGCCGGGTCTTGCTGGGCGCATTTTGAAGATGCACCCTTTGGGTGCGACGAGGTGCGCTTCTTGGGTGCACCCTTTTGTGCATCCCAATACCGCTTTTTCCAAGACTTGACCGTGTTCAGCGATACACCCAGCTTCTTTGAGATTTCGGTGCATCCCATCCCTTTCTTATAAAGGGTGAACGCCTTGTCTCGCGTTTCCATCTACATCGCCACCACTATCCTTCTTCATTTTCTGTCCCGGTGTCGGGCCGGGCCGTTGTGTTGTTCCAAAGAAAAAGCGCCAGCTCTTTGCAGAGCCAGCGCCGCGCCCCCTCTTACACGATTCTTGCAAGAGCGGTTTTAGAAATCACCATGTTGCCGAGTTCCACGGCCAAGAAAGTGCCAACGAACAGCCCTGCGGCCGTCAGCAGGAACGGCGCTCCCACCATTGCGTACAGCTCCACCCCGATGAACAGAGCCACGGACAAAGAGAGGATAACAGCTTTCCACAAAATCCCCAGCTTTTTCCACGGCCCCCAAACAACAAGGAGATACGCTGCTCCCTCGGCCATCAGGCCAAAAGCCACATCGACAGGTCCAAACGGGCTGGTTGCGTTTGCGATTGCGATTCCCAGCAGAACCGCCGGGGCATATCTCTTGTCTTTGAACGGGAGCGCACAGAGCATATTTGCAACCCGGAATTGGATTGCGCCCCACGACAGGGGGTTCAAGGTGGTCAATGCCACATACAGTGCCGCGACAACGGCGGTCTGGCAAAGAGCACGAGTATTTTTCATCTTGCGCCCCTCCCTTATACCGTTACCGTTACATGGCCGTGCACACCGTCGGTCACATCCGACTCGACCTCGACCCAGTAGGGATGAATCTCCCCCGTGAGCCACTGCTTCAACTTGCAGGCGGCGTCCTCAATGACAAGGCTCTTGCCATCCAGCTGCTCACGAATGAACTTGTCGATTTCGCAGTAGTCCGGGATCCACTTCTTCGGAGTGATAGTCACGGTGAAGTTGTTCGTGTAGTCTGCCTTTCCGATAGGGCAAAAGCATCTGCACTTCTGGGTGTACTTGATTTTCGACACCCCATACTCATTCTTGAACTTAGGCATTTTCCTCTCCTTTCGGCTTCTGGACGATGAACAACAGCTCTTTCGCCTCACGCGGGAATGGGATAGCCATAAACGCTGTGAGAAATGCAGACGGGACATAGGACTTCATGCGTTCATAGAAATCCTTGAGCGCCGACGGCTGTTTGGAATAGAACTCGTCCATTTCGCGGACGCTGGTGACCAAACCGACCTCCTGCACAATACTGAATCCGATTTCGGTCAGCTTGGCTTTCAGTTCATCGTAGCCCCACTCATAGACATGAGCGCGGTACTGGGTCTGATACCCATTGCCTGGGGTGTTCGGACAGGAGAGAAACATCTTTGCACCCGGCTTCATCACCTTGTAGCATTCTACAAGGCTTTTTGCGCCGTCCGTAGGGTGCATATGCTCGATGGCGGAGGTGTAAATCACGAAGTCGGCAAAGCCCGCCGGGATGACCTTAGACATCTCTGCGACGTTGCCCAGCTTCCAGCCCACCCGGAACGGGTAGTAGGAGGCCAAATCCTTGGGTTCGAGGTTCTTTGCAGTTGCGCCGCGCATCGCTTCCTTGATGTTCGCCTTGCTGATGTCCACTCCAGTGTAGGATGCAATGTCCTTTGCGTAGTAGCGCAGCAGCGGGAGCATCAGAGAGCGCCCACAGCACACATCCAGCACGTTCATCCCCTTTTTCGCCATATGGGCGGCGGCGAGGTGCTGGATATAGTTCATAACGTCCAGATTTGTGAAAAATCCGTCTCTGAACTGCATATAAAAATTCCGCATCTGGTAGGTGGTGCAGAGAATCTTTTCCCTGTCCATGCCATCCTCGACGCGGTAGACGATTTCTTTATCCACGCCATTTTCCTTTCGTATCAAGGTATTTCTGGTACTTTATCCACTCTCTCAACGAGTACTCCCGGCGGCGGCGATAGTCTGCGCCGATCATCCCCTTGGGCGGTCTGACCACGACCATCTCTGTGCCATTGAAGTATGACAGCCCTCCGAAATTGACCTGTGTGGTCCATGTCGTGCTGTCCACGCTGTAAAAGCCGAAACTCACTGCATCCTTTTTGGTGTACCCCAGACCATGCACCCGCACCCCGCAAGAATTTGCATACTGCACCAAACGACGGATATAGCCGTACTCGCTGGGCTGTATGTGCTTGATTGCGAAGCCGCCGATGCCGATATAGGGATAATCCCTACACAGGCGCTTGAACTCGTCCAGACCACGGGAGCGGTGCCAGACCGGAATGCTTTGCTTTCCTGTCTCTGCTTCAAGACGCGCTCTCATGCGTTTTACAGCGTCATAGCCTACGATGGAATCCACATCCAGCTCGAAGAAATGCTGCACGTCGTTGCGGTTGATAAAGTCGATGTATCGACTCAGGTAGCCATCCCAATCTACTGGCTTTGAAGAGGCTTCTATGCCGTGCATAAAAGTAAACGCCCCGCTGTCGAGCAGGAACATTTTCCATTTTGGAATCTCTTCGATTTGCCAGGGCCGAATGTAAAAGAAACTCTCCAGAACGTATTCCGGGCGGTACTCTTTTACAATCTTCTCGGCTGGGAATGTACCCGCCAGACACAACCTCATGTCTCAAACCATTCTCCGCAGTGCGGGCATTGGATGAGCTTAGAGCCGCTCTGCTGCGGCACAGCGGGCTGAGAAGATTCCGGTTGGGTAGATTGCTGGGTCTCGGTGCTCTGCCCTGCATTGGCCGCTTTGAGCGGCTGTTGGACAGGTTCCGTAAAGAATTCCTCGAAGTCGGCATCCTCCACTTCCCGAAGAAGCCCATCAAGTTCCACTTCGCTGAAACCCGTGTCCGTCAAATCGACATCCAGAGCTTTCAGCGCGTCCATTTCGGCGCGGAGAACATCATCATTCCACGAAGAAGCCTCGGCCACCTTGTTGTCTGCAATGCGGTATGCGCGGATTTGCTCATCCGTCAGGTCATCGACCCGAATACACGGCACTTCGTCCATGCCAAGCCGTTTTGCGGCCTCATAGCGGGTGTGTCCTGCGATGATGGTTCCTTTTCCGTCAATGAGGATGGGGACACGGAAGCCAAACCGCTTGATGCTCTGCGCAACAGGCTCAATGGCCGCTTCGTTGTTCCGGGGATTGTTCTCATAGGGATGGATCTGCGAAATATCCTGATACACTACTTGCTGATTCATTTTTTCTCCCTTCTTTGCTATCCCGCTGGCGTTGCGGGTCAAATTGGGGAGCGGCGGTTTTCTGCCTCCTTTCCGGGCATAAAAATACCCGCTCGGTGGCGAAACCGGGCGGGCAATGCGCTATGATTAGAATTTTACGGTATTATTCTACCACATTTTTCATGCCGTGTAAATGACATGATTTTGACATCGGCCTACTCCATGTCCAAGGCATCAATGCCGAACATGAGCGCCGAGATTTTTTCAACGGCCGCATCGTGGTCTCGGTATGCCTGACGGGTGCTCACGCCCTCCAGCGCCGCAAGCTGCTCAATGGACTTGGCCTCGTCGTCAATGTACATTGCTTTGATGATGCGGTAGCCGCGCTTATGGGCCTCATTCTTGCTCTGTTCGCAGTACGTCTCGTACAGGGCCAGCATTGAATCAATATGACGAACCATGATTTTTGTACGGCGGCAGGAGTTGCGGATCGATTCGACCGTAATCGCGTTATTGCGCTGAAGCATCATATCAAGCAGTTCCAGCGCAGTTTCTTCTTCCTTGCCGTCATGGTCACCCGTTTCGTCCGTATAGACCGCGCCCGTGCAGTGCTTCTTGAACATTCGATAGTTTTTCAGCAACAGCTTCGTGTTTCGAAGTCGGCGGTCACAGCGGCCTGCGGCTTTGCGGGTCTGTTCTGCGATAACTTCCTTGGCGCCCTCACGAGCGGCCTTTCTTGCGGTTTCCTGAATAACGGCCATCATTTCTTCCGGGATAGTCATTTTGCGCACCCTCCTGTTCTATCGTTGCCAAAATACATCAATTTAGGTATAATAGACTTGCTCTATCGGGGGATTGCGCAAGCGATCCTCTTTTTTATTACTCAGATAGATTTCATCCTGCGGGTCACCTCGCTCTGACTCAAAACCGCCAGCGGCACACGCTTGATGCCCCGCTCTGCCGCCATCTTAGCCGATACGGCCTCCATCGCCCGCAGCATATCCGCACTCTGGGTCTCTGCGAAGCCACCGGGCAGGATATGATTCTTGCTTTCCCGCATATCGTTGACTTTGAGTTCTTCCTGCAAAGCCTGTTCCGAACAGCGGCGAAGCAGCTCCATTGCGTAGGCTTCACCGTCCTGCTCTACCCATCCGATGTACTGCCGGTAATTATCCAGCGTTTCCCGCTTCAGGCGGGCAAGCCGTTCCTTACCGAAACCGAAGGTCAGGTGCGTTGTCGCCGCCATAACCAACCATGCAATTTCTGCACCCTCATTCTGGGCCATGCGAAGCTGTTCTTCCTTGCGGTTGCGCGGGGCCTTGGTCTGCGGAAGCCGGACCTCAAAATCACAGATGCCCTTCAAGTCCTCCCGCATAGCATCCGTTGCGCTTTTGCGGTTCTCGGTCAGGATTTTTGTTTTGTACCGCTGCTGAAACTCGTGCATTTCATTACAGGCCCGCTCTAGGCGCGTAGCTCCAATGCCCTCTTCCTGGTGCATGGCCACTACCATACACCAAGTGAAGATCTGCGCCGTCTTATCCCGTTCATCGGCCCGCTGCTGGCGAATGTTCTTCATCTGTTTTGCCATCTCCAATCTTTGCATCCGAAAATTTTTGCCAGGATTTTCTTGTGCTTACTGCAATCCCAGTAGTTCTTGCACCACCGACACTGACCATTGCACAGGAACGACAGATGCGCTTTCATGTACCCTCCTTTTTTCTTCCGGCCGATTTTCCGGCCATTTGATTTACGGCCCAAGACCATCCAGCCATAGGCAGCGCGGCCACGATCAGGATGATAGATGCCACCGCCGTCACCGTCTGGTCTGAAAGAACTTCACGAATCAGATTCATTTTTTGCTCCCTTTCCGCACGCCGATTGGAGCACTTTCCTTTCCGTCCGCCGATTGAAGTACTTAACCGGGGAAACTCCGCGTTCATCACAGTCTTTGTTGTTGAAACTGACGATGGCACCGCAAGTTCTCTTATTGGTGCACCGAATACATTTCACGCCCGTACCACTCATAACCTCATAGGTAGATGCGCCGCAGAACGGGCATTCCTTGCTCTTAGGCTCGATGTGTGCTTTCATTTGCTCTTGCCCCCTTACAACACCCCATGTAATAATCCGTAGGCTCCCAGTCAGAAAGAACAATTTCACCAATTTTGTCGCACCAGCTGTCGCCCTCTCCAATGTACATACAGTTCGGGCAAGTGTCGGGATTGCACCGCTTCTGTGGTTGGCCTTTTCGGTTATAATGATGTCTCTTAGTCATCAGGATCCTCCCCTGCGCACCGGCTTCTTACCATTCCCGGCAAACTTGTCAGGCCGTTCGTCGCTCATTCCGCGGGCCAGCACCAGCGCTCGCTGGTCATTCGGCATCTGGTAGACACAGCCAGTCGAAATGTGTATATACAGGTCATTCAGCACAGCACGGGCAATTTCTGCGGTTTCATACTGTCCCAGCCGATACACCGCACCGCCGCCCGTAGGAACAGCCTTGATTTCGTGCTCAGGACTCACATACACGCTGGTGCACTGGGCAATGTTCGTGATGGAGTCCCATTTTTTGTTCATGACGTACATTCTGCATCCTCCACATAGCACCAGCTTTGGGGTGCCCTCTTGACTTTGAGCGGTTCAAAACAACATCCTGTCTGTAACAGCCGCGTGTATGTTTCCAGCGGTCTCGGCTGGTCATAAATCTTCAATTCTGAAATATGCCACGCCCAGCCTTGACCGTGCAGATATTCCCAAATCTGGTCTCTGTCCATGCACGCCTGCTGCTCAAAATCATCCGGTGTATGATTCAGCGGGGCAACTTCATAGATTTTGTCGCAGACAAATTCGCCAACAACCATCTGCGTTTTTCCGCGAACGCTGTCCGGCAGTAACTTATCGAACTTTACGAATACAGGCTTTCCATGATGGATTTCGCCATCCATCGTTTCTTCCCCGTCTTTGAAAATAGTGATAAGCTGTTGCGGTGCTTTTGTGCAGTAGATGTACACCTTGAACGGTTTTCCTTTTTCATAAAGGTGCTTCGGATAATTTTTCCGAACCTCCATAGTTTTCTTACCTCGCAAGATGAGGTCACACCATTCCGGCCGGATACTCAGCAGAACAGCTTTACCCTGGACCATAATAATCAAACCCCCATACATCGTGATAATACTCTGCGCTACGAACTTCTTCGCCGCTACCAATAGAAGGAAGAACCCCCAGCATGGAAAGGTCATTCCAGCGCTGCCTGTATATGCACCTTTGGCACTCCCTATTTAGGGTGATGGGGTGGTTGTGGAACGGGACAAGGTCAGTTTCGCAAACCTCTTCCGTGGTCGCCCCACAAGAAGGACATATCCAGATAATTTTTGCCATAGTCGGTCTCACACTTCCCAGTCTTCAGGACAGCCCAAAACGCATTCACCATCCCCGTTATCGCTGGTCGGCCTGTCAAAGCAGCAGCCCTCGCACCCACCTGTGCGTGATTTACAATGGTTCCTTATGGCAATCGCCATATCAACAGGATCCATCAATAAAGCGTTGGGTGCTTTCTCGTCGGTGCCTACCTTGCGCAGAATCTCGCAGGTTTCTTTCATGCCCTGCCGATTTTTGCAATGAATGACCACATCGTAGGTGTCATCGTACAGCTCGAATTCGCCATCATCATTGCGTATAAGTAAGATTTCTTTACTCACTGCGTACCTCCCCGTCGTCTAAACAGCCTTTGAGCTGTTCGAGCTTTTCGAGCACGATCTGCTGTACCTCTTCAGGCTTGCCGACGATCTCAACGAGCTGCGCCAGCATGATGTAAACATCCGCGATTTCTTCCCTGACGCTCTCGTGGGCGACCTTGATCTTCGCACCGTTGCGGTAGTTGAAGGTTACGGCCCGCTGGAGATTGCAGATCGCCTTCGTGAGCTCTGACATTTCCTTGATCGCCATCTGGAGCTGAGGGGCGGTGCCGTACCGATTGATCGCCCGCCGGATGGTACTCAGACCGTAATTAGGAATGACCGGGATTCCTGCATCCTCGTACCATTTGAGCTTTTCCCGCAGGGTCGCGTAGGCCCACAAAATCGTGTAGTGCTCTGCGATCAGTCCGTCAATGCTCTGCTTCGGGTCGTCGAAGAGGTGATCGGTCAGACTTTCGGAGAGCTCCATATCGTTGCAGCCCAGATCGATGCTGCTGCCATGCCCCTTGACGAGCTGCCGCGCATACTCGGTCAGTGCCATTTCAGGTTGCCGCAGCCATACCCAGCCGTCCTCGCTGACGTCAGTAAAGTTGAGGGCAGTCTGAAAATTGTTCACCGGGTTATCGGTCGTCAGCCTCGGAACACTCTTAATCTTTTGCTTATCCATTTGCTCACCCTTCTTTTTGAATCATCGTCATATCGTAGCCGCTCTCCACAAACTTCACGCAAAGGTCGTGATTGATTCCATTTCCGAGATATGTATAGATGTCCGTCATTTCCTCCAACGTAAAATTCGTACCCAGCAGCTTGTTGATGCCCTCAAAGTGGAGTTTTCTTTCCTTGGGCGAGACTGCTTTAATTGCAGTCCGCGTAAGCCACTCCAAAATTTTTGCTTTCAGCTGGGTTTCGTTGGTCACATCTTTCAGGCTGAAGCCGGAATCAGTTCTCAGACTGAAAACAAGTTCGTTTTGCATATTCACGAACGACTGCGGAAACGCCGCCTGAATTTTCCTCGACCACATGGTATCGAAAATGTTGAATTTTTCTACACCGGCTACGGCTTCCGGTTCTTCTTTGGCAAGATAATCAATCGTGTTTTCGACATCTGCCAGCGTGTGAATATGTCCCAGTGAACTTTCCATGCTCAGCACAGCTTTCAGCTGGTCAGCGTTAAGCGTTCTCATTTTTTCACTACCTCCTTCGGCGGCAAAGGCATCCACCCAACCACAGGAGAATCAACACGGTTGTTGTAAACATCCTCCGGGTTGAAATAACGATATTCCCACCAGCCTTTGGGGATGAGATAATCGTCATGCTCTTCATCATAGGTGCCCCACTCGAAAATCTCTTCCCAGTAGAACTTGCTTTTTTCGGACAAAACAGTGCCATCTTCGTAGTGGGCCGTCGTAATCCCATATCCGCCGCAGGCTGTTTCAAACAGAATCAGCACTTCCGTCTCAACTTTCGGAGGATCCTTGTCGGGGTCGCGCCAGAAAGAAAGTAGCGCTCCTTCCTGTGCAACAGGAAGTTTCTCGACCTTTTCCCGCGCTACCCGGAGAGTCGCAGAAACAACATCATTCGCACTCGGCTTCTGAATCGTGTTATACTCCAGGCATTTCAATACGTCCTCACGGTTGATGTACTCAGCCATTGTCTTCCTCCTCATAAATGTCGAGCTTCATGTCCAGTGTGTACGGGGTGTCCACCGCGACGTCTGCGTCCGGGTCAAACTGTACGTCCAAGCTCCCATCTTTCAGCGAAATGGTGAGCACGCAGTTATTGAGCTTTGTCGTAAAGCTGTCACCATCGTTCAACTTCCCATGGTCAGCCGCGTACAGCTCCAGCGCCGCTTTAATCGCTGCGTTCGACTGTTCCATCAATCCCTTTTCGTTCATCTGAAATCACCTTCATCTTCACCACATTGAATTTTTCATACTCCGGGTAGCAAGCTCTAGCCATCGCCTTAGCCCGTACAGCAGCACGCTTAATGCCCTTTTCATCGACAACAACGCACGGCAGGAGTGCAGAGCCACGTTTCCCGGATGCAGCGATAAGCATCTCATACTTTGCCATCGTCTCGTCCTTTCTCTGGTTTCGGCGGGTGCGCTTCGCTCTGGCGGTCTATATCACCATCCACGTAGCACGCCGCATAAATCAGAAGTGCAGCCATCACCGCCAGAACCACCAGCACAATCCAAAGCCACATTTTGCATCACCCTCCCAGAAGATTTTTCATCATATACCCGGCCATAGCCTGTGCATATGCCTGTTTAGGAACGTCCGCCGCGCCATTCTCTTCCAGCAGCTCTTTGATGCTGTGTTCGCGTCCTGCGCCGTCAATGGCCCGAACTCTGGTACTGCCGTGATTGACCGTCACCGTTTTCTTATCGCGCGGGTGGATGCCGAACGGAAGCTGGAAACCTTTCTCAAACACCCAGAGGTGATAGCAGTCGCAGACGTCCACCAGCCGGTCCTGCGTTGGGAACACTTCGACGGCAACTCGCTTCTCGCCGAACAGGTCGTTTTTAATTTCCATCTTGACGGCCCACGGGATATCCCCGCTGCCGTCACTCCGGCCAACGCCCTCTGCCGCCGTAATCGTGACGTGTTCGACCTTGCCCCATTCCGTGCGGAGCAAACGAGACATCACGCTGTACTTCTGGTCTTCGCTGATCCATGCCCGATCCATCTCCCTCATCCAGCCGTGATAAGGTACTCCCAGCTCTTCAACCGCCTGTTTCGGGGTAATCGTCTCAATCCACTTCATGTTGCTGCTCCTTTCCAGTGCTCGTGCCCATCAGCTCCGGCGTGTCCACTACATTTCCAACCACCTTTGCGGTCAGAACCAAGCTTGCAAGACCATGCTCGACAAACTCCTTTCGGTTCTCCGAAAATTCTGCGTAGAATCCGATATGGCCTACGCCGTAGTCGATGTATTCGCCGTATCTTACGGCAAAAATCACATCTTTGCCGCATCGATCGTCTTTCAAAATGTCCCCCTCAAAAACAGGTGCCCCGTTTCCGTCCGTCAGAGTCGTGTTCATGCCGATCGTAAACGGCTTGACGAGATGGGCGTATGCCGGCTCTTGCTCGGAGTTGATGTACCAGCCCTCACCTGGGCGACTGTTCTTCACACCCGGAGAGCGAATCAAGAATCCTTCATGCCAAGTGCCATCTGGGGACTGCCCACGAAAAGTTCTACCCCGCATCATGCTTCCTCCTTGACCTTGACAGGAAGCACCAGCGCTTCATACTGCGGCTCAATCAGCTTTACGGGGGATAGAGGACCGACCACCCATGCGCTGACCTCGTCTCCTTCCATCGACTTCAATGCCTCGCTCAGGAACTCCAGATTAAAGCCGATTCGCAGGCGCTCATCCAGCTTTCCGTTGAAAGAAAATTCCTCATTCATCTGCGCAATCGTGCTACGCATCGATGCTCTACCTGTGCCGCCGGGTTCCAGATCCATCACCAAGGTGCTCTTTTCCTTTGCGTCTGCGGACCGAGCAAGTTTGACGCGTCCCAGAACGCCCAGCAATTCTTTTCTGTCAAGCACGATTCTGGTTCCCCCACTCTTTTGGGCTACAATTTTGCTATAATCCAGAAACGGTTCTGCGATCAGGCGAGACTTTACCTCAAAATTGTTGTCACTGAAAACGGCCTTTTTGCGGTCTCTTTCAATACTGACGCTCCCATCAAGGCACAGCGTGTCAATCGCCTTTGCCGTTGCCGCCGGAAGCACAAACTTGAAGTTGCCATCGGCGGTGCAGTCGATTCGGCTGATGGCCATTCTGTACCCATCCAGGGCGCAGATTTCCAAAGTATCGTCGCCGTTGTGGGAAAAGCACAGCCCTTTGTGCGCCGGATGCCGATCCTCCTTGGACACAGCGTATAGAACCTTTGAGATGGCCCAGCTCAAATCATTCGCTCTCACCACGCAGCGCTTCGCATCCTTTCCCGGACCATCAAATGTGGGGTAATTCTCTGCCGGCGTCGTGCTCAACCGTGCCCGCGCCGTGCCGGACTCTATGACCAACCCGCTCTTTGTCACGTTGATGTTGATTTCAGGGGCTACTGCTCCGCTGATAAAATCCACTCCACGCGGCGGAATAACGACACCCTGCGGAACCGGGCTGGAAAGTTCTGCCCGAATGCTCAGTTCCAAATTCGTTGCGAACGCATCCGGGCCACTCAGCAGGATTCCCGTGCTGTCGTTGCCCACTGCGCGAACCTCCGGCACCGCTGTTCGGAGCTTGGAGAACAGCGCTCCAATTTCGCTTCGTTCAAACTTCATCGTCTTTTCCTTTCTCAAAATTGTCTCTACTGAACTGCTCATAGCATTCCGGGCACATATAAGCCACCCGCTCCGGGCTATCTCCACGTTTTCTGCGCAAGAGCAGCGCGTACATTTCTTTCATCGGTCTGTACTTGCCACAGACCGCGCAATACTCCCACAGACGCTCCTTCTGCACGTCACTGGGAACTCTCTGAAGAAGCGGCTGTGGTTTCTCGCGCCGCATATTCTCAGCACCCACCACGCTTTCCATGCTGCTCCGCATGAAGACAGGCGTGTCGGTCGCATCCGCTGACGTAAGAATATCTTTAATCCACTCCGCTTTCGGAATGACCTTTCCGACGTTTCGGCCCGTTTCCGCGCCGATGATGACCCACTTCAACTTCTGGAACGCTTTTGTCACATCGCCCTCAAACGGGCCAAGGAGCGGCTCTATCGCTACGAACGCATTATAGTGTTCGTTCGCCCATACGCTGCTTTCTCTGACCGTCGCCGTCGAACCGTACCAGAAATTCTTGTTTTGGGGTAGCTTCTCGTGATTCGCAAGTTGCTTATAGCGTTCCGGATACTGCGTCAGAAAAATGTACTGATGCTGGGGCGCTTCATCAGCCGCCGCAAACACCTGAAGAATCCATTCTTCAGGAACCCACGGCCCGAATAAATCGCCGTCTGTGCATACCATAATGCTTGAGCCAACTTTGACCTTTTGCGGCCAGTCGAAACGGTATTTGTGCATGGTGGGCAGAAACCCCGTTGGACTGTTCAGGAAGCGCTGGCTCTTCGTTTTCCAAGGGGTATCCAGCTCAAAGAGCTTTTCTCCCACCTGCTGAACTTTCGGTCTCTCTGCCAAATTTCGGCGCCAATCGCTTGCAAACCGTATCGCGCTTTTCCTTGCATAGCAGTACCGACAATCTTTCAGGCACCCTGTCACCGGATTCCAAGCATAATCGGCCAACTCGTTTTTCGTTCTGTTCACCGATAGATCCTCCCCGTTTGGTTATCCACGAGAACGATTCGCTCCACAATTTCAAACCCGGCGGCACCTGCCACATAACGCAGGACGTGGACAAGCTCGCTCACACGAGCTTCTTCCCTCTGGATGTTGCTCTCTGCCCGGACTCGTGTAGGGTCCGGCGCACCGCTGGGATTGTGGTTCTTCCGAGTATCAGGCATTGTTCTCTCCTTTGTCCAAAACCATGAAATAATCGTAATTGGTGCCCGGATTGGTATTCGGACGACGGCGTACAATATCAACTCGGTATCCTGCTTTCAGGAGCAGGCGCCCCAAATCCAGACGCTCATCTTCCGAAAGGCCTTTTGCTTTGGCGGGCGCGAGAGAAAGTTCAATTTTAGCCGACACGTTTTTCCACCTCCATCAAGTCGTGCATCAGTTCATCAACGAGCAGCTTTCCAGCATTTGCTCCCGTGCGGATAATGTTTCCGTTCTCCTTCAGCTCTGCAAACTCCTGTGCGCGGATTTCCTTAGACTGCCGTGCAAAATCAATTTCCGCCGCTGTCATGCGGCTCTGCACAACCTGTTGCCATTCCGCAATAAACGGTTTCGCACCCTCCAAATCGGCGTACTGGTCGTTGTTATAGCTGCGCTTTTGGCGGACAGTGCCGCCCGGTTCCACCTCCAAGGTGTACCACGGGGTATTCGGGTCGGCTTTGCGCCGCATGAAGAAGATGTAGCTCTCACGTTTGGCAATGCGCTCAAAGTATCTGGTCCCGCGCTGGATGCAGTGGTCAAGAAATCTACTCTCCTCCAAAATTGCCTTTGCTCCATCCGGCACCCGAATGATGTATTCCGCTCCATCGTACTCATAGATTTTGCGGACTTTCTTGTAGATGTTCTCGATATGGAACTGATTCTCCAGCTCCTTGGCGTCCTTTTTGATGCTGCTTGCAGCGCCTCTCAACGCATCCTTTCGACGCCGCTTATTGCGCTCCAGAACCAAATCATCATGGCGGCGCTTGAGATCCAGCGGGAAACGAACCTTTTCAAGATTCAAGTTCATCTTCATCTGTCCGGCCATATCGAGATAGTCCAGCCAGTCCGATGCAACTTGAAGAGCAATCTGGCCGTTGTAGCTTCCGGTGGCTCGCCTTGTCTGCTGACGGAGATATTTCAGGCTCCGCGTCATTCCGCTTTCCTGCAATGTCTTGGCCATTCCTGAGAGTTTTCGGATGTTAGCCGTCATTGCCATGTTCTTGCCATTGATTGCAAGGCCGGCTTCTTTCCATTCCAGCGCATTATCCACCTCGCGGAACGACTTTTTGCTCTGCGAGACTGCGGCCAGTTCCTGACGGTTCAAGCCAAACACGCCGTAATAGGTTTCTGCGCGAAGATTGATGCGGGTGCTGTGCTCATATTCGTCGTACACCTGAGAGCACAGAGCGTCAGCCCAGCCCGTTTTGACAAGGCTTTCGGCCATCGGATACCGATTCACAATTTCCCACTGCCGAACTTCCCACGGAAAATTGAGGTGATTATCGTACTGGTACATCCATTCAGATTTCAGCACTTTCCGAACATCACTCTCAAATTGGTCAGTGTGGGATGCCAGCGTGTACGGCTGATACGGGCCAGAGGGGGCAAGCAGCATCGCGGACAGCTTCGGGCGCTGGCACATGATATACTGAGCTTTTTCGCCCCAGTCGCGTTTCCACTGCTTGATGGTCTTTCCGTCCGTCCACCAGATTCCACGGCCGTGAAATTCCGGTTCTGCCCGATGATTTTTGAAATCGAAATACACCAGATAGCGGCGAATCCAGACTCCATCCCCCTGCGGCTTGCTCCAAAGGAATGTCCTTGCGGCCCATAACCTTTTGACCGAATAGCGGGTATTGCGAACCTGCATTTTCTCCCCGCAGCACTCGCACGTCGCTGTGCTCTTGTGTTTGAGCAGTTCCGACAGCGTATATTCACCACCGCAGCTATCGCACCTTGCCCGCTGAATCGAGATTTTCTTCTCAACGCCGCCGGGTTCGATTACGTTCTGTTTATCATTGGTGACCCAGAGAAAGCCCGCATCACTGCACACTTTCAAAACTTGTTTACTGAGATCTTCCGGCGGCTCCGGCAGATTCTCAAAGAGCTTCTTGGTCTCAGCCGCCTGTCGTGCGTTGCGCTCTTCGCGCTTCTTCCTGGCATGAGCCGACAGTGCATCTTCTACAATGCCAATCAGATATCCCGGTCTGCAGTCATCAAAATAGTTTTGCAGGAGTTCCGATTCTCCCTTTGTTGCCGGCACTTCGGTCCTCCACGTCAAACACTGGCAGGGCTTGACCTCAATTTGACGCGGCGAAAGCTCACCTTTGGTCGGGTTCTCGTTCCCGCGAAGCTCCCCCGTCCAGTAATCCCCGAAAAAGCGCCACACGACCAGCGGCTTTTCCTTTTTGTCCCAGACGGCCACCGTCAGCACCTTTCCCTTGATGTAGCGGCCCATGCCCTGCCCCTCGGCAACTGACATACACAGCGCCGCATCCAGCTCTGGCCGTTTCGGCTCCGGTGCATAAAGTTTCAATTCTTCAGCCTTTTTCATTGTGTGCCGCCTCCAAACTCTCTGCCGTGTAGTTTTTCCCCGGCAAAATCTTCACGCCGTCAATCGGCTGTGCAATGCAGATAGACTCCTGCTGATCTCGAATGATGAAGCAGAGCCATTCTCCCAGTTCTCCGGCCAGTTTTTTACCCCGGCCATATGCGACATGAAATGGCCCTTTATAGCTGTCCTCAAACTTCTCCGCAGGATGCTCAAACACATAGTTGGCGTGCATCAGCAAAAATTCTTCTGCTGTTAGCTTGCGGAGGGGAACCAGCTTCGTACAGCTGCTCCGGCTTCCGTAGCCATCCTCGTCAACATCGCCCCCGGCCGCAACTGCCCAAAACTCATTCTTTCCGTTCCATGTGTACCAGTTCAGGCAATCCCACGGGTCTAAGCAATAATGGAATCCTGTGCTGGCGCACATGGCCTTTTCCGTCTCATTCAGCTCGTTCGGAACATACCGGAATGTTCCGTTTCCAAGCGTTGCAACCAGCCCCGGCTTGAATCCCTTGAATCCCAAAATCATCAGAACCATCCCTCCAAGGAAAGCTGCATCGAATCCTCGCTCTGCTTTTCTTTCTTCTTTGCAGGCTTTTTCTCCGGTTTCTGCTTCTTCTGGTCGGTTTTTCCCTTTTTCGGCTCCTGCGGTTTCGGAATATTCGGGGCGGCGTCCTCCGGTTTGATGGTTGCCGGCGCCCGCATCTCTTCTTCCGTCGGCGGCGTCCCGGTAAGATTGATGTTCATCGAAAACGAGATTTCAGCATTGGGAAAATAGAACTGCACGGCCTTGCGGTACGCTTCAAGGTCAGACAGAACCTCTCCCGCATTGTGTACGACTGCCGCGCAGCATTCCGAGAATGTGCGCTCCGTGTTGCAAACGACCTCAGCGAAGCGCGGCTCCTGATCTGCAAAGTTCAGCAGTGCCCGCAGCACATAGCTCTGAACGCTCGCGGCGGCGCGCCCGCCTTTGAACAGCTTGTCCTCTGCTTCCAGCTTCTCTTTTGCCTTGGCCCGCCAATCGACAAACTCTACTGTGGTTGTGGTGTGTGTGGTGGAATCCATATTGTCCTCCTATCAGAAAAAGCTCAACTGCCCACCCTTGCCCTCAGAGAACATCGGTTCCTGCTCCGGCTCTTTGGGCGGCATTTTAGCGGCTTTGGGCTTTTCCGTATCTTTTGGTTGCTTACTCTTTTTTGTGGCTTCAAGGGCTTTCTGTGGTTCGGATTTTGGCGCATCCGCAGTATGCTCTTTCTTTATCGGCTGAGCGACCAGCTTCATCTGCGCCATAGAGATTCGATACTGCCAAACCGGGATCCTGAGCAGCGGCGTATACCAGACGTTCCCTTTGTCAACTGGAAGCAGCCCCCTTTTGTCATAAGACACAGACGGGCTTGCAAGCGTATCACCGATAACGACATACCCCGGCATTCCAAGCAGACTCATTTGCAGATAGCACATCATTCCCACGATGTAGTCAATGTCCTGCGCCACAAACAGCACATCCGTCTGATAATTGATGCCTTTTTTCCTGCATTCGTTTGCAAACGCCACTAGCAAGGCCCCCGCGCCGCAGGTCGGGTCACAGACCGCGACCCATCCCCTGTCTCCGATTTTCTGCTGAAATTCTTCTGCCGAGGTCGTCACCACAGACATAAACTCGCAAAGGTGGTAAGGCGTGAAGAACTGGCCCGCGTGGTCACTTCCAAGCCCCAAGCACATATACAGCTCGCCAAGGAAATCCTGTTCCGAGTTGTCCTCCAACGCCATAACCAGAATCGAAAACATATCCGCGAATGTGTCCACTTCCTGCTTCGTGTACTTTTTCACGATAGTCATGTACTGCTGCTCTCGCTCGTCGAAGTGGCTCTTGTCTGTCGCGTTGGACACGGCAATGGCGCTTATCGTAATCCAGTCGCTCCAAACCTGCCACCTTGACCGCCCCTTGCTTGTAAATACTTCAAACTTCTTTACAAGCTCTTTCTGGGCCTCGCCGCGGACATGGCGAACATCGCTTCCCATTAGAAAACCTCCTTAGTCTGGTGGAACTTCCTCCGCCCGCTTTCTAAGAGGTCTCCTTTTTAGGCGATCCAAGCTGTTATCAAGGCCAAGGAAGCTATTTCCACTCGGCGTTTCCCGGTCAACCCGGTTTTCTTTGTATGTGATATGTACTTTTTCCCATGCTTCCAGCGTTGTGATTTTTTGTGCTGCCGCTTGGTCGAGCAAACGCTTGGCATAGACCCAAGGGTACTTTGCCTGATGGCGCATCGCTTCTTTCAGCGCGGCCACCACTAGGGCGTCCTCTACGCCAGCTTCCCGCAGCTCCCGGAATTCCGAGGCCATATAAGGCGTGAGCATCTTATCGCACCCAGCCCATACCCAGTAGGACTCCGGTTTTCCGTCAGGCGGTCCGGTTGATGTCTCCTGCTGTTCATCAGAATCATCCAATTCTTCGGGCGTTTCAAAACCCATTCGGTTTTTTGGGTTTTCCTGATTTTCTTTATTTTTTCTTGGTCTTCCGCCCCTTGCGCCATTGGCGCGATTTGCCGCCGCCTGTCGCTCGTAGGCTTCATTAGAAGCATCAATTTTTGCCTTGATAGCCGCCCAGACGAAGCGTTCATTTCCTAAAAAGCTCGGCTCAGATCCCGATTCCTTGTAGTCCATCATCGCCCACAAAATGCGCCCTCGCTCCGCTTCACTAAACGGCTCCAGCAGTGCTCTGTAATCTTTCACCCATAGCTTTATGTAGTCATTCGCCACGCTTCACCTCCCCTTTCGGCTTTTGATTAAGGGAAAGCACTTTACACAGGTGCTTGTCCAGCTTGATTCCATAGATATGGTAATCAGCAAACAGCGCATTCTCCCGGCGGTGTGCTTCCTCGTGGTGCGCTCGGCAAAGCGCGATTGCATTCAAGCCGACATGGACGACCTTTTCTCTGTCCATGCCCATGCCAATACGGTCAACATGATGTACCTCCGCCGGACGGTTGCAAATTGCACAGCGACGGTTTTCAAGGCACAGGTACAGGTATTTTCCAATGTCGTCCGTCTGCGTCAGCAAACTATCCTTGGTCGGAACGCCCCAGTGGAAGCAAAACGAAATCAGGTAAGTAATGAATTCTCGTGCTGTCGTCATGTCGCAGTCTGAGAGGGAGAACCACTCCCGCATAGCGCGGGAGCAGAAATCCCATTCCAAATACTGCCGAAGCTCTTCCGGCTCGTGGCCGGACCACAAAGAAATGTCACGGATGATGGCAAAAATCTTTCGGCGCTGGTCAGCAGAAATCGTGCGCCCATCATCCAACCGGACTTCCACCCGCCGGGGGCGCTTCTGCTCCACAAAGCGGCTGATGTCCGTATCGGGCTTCAGGACGAGCTTTCCATCTTCCAGCTTTTCAATTTTCGCCGTTACGACCATCCGTTTTCTCCTTGTCAATATGAACGTGCATGGGAATATACACGCTGTTCGTCTGCATATTTCTCACCAAGAAATCATTGCACTTTGCTTCCGATAGGTGATTCTTGAGCACCTGCATCTCATAGGCATACTGTCCAGCAGCCTTTTTCTCTGCGATTTTGGCCTGAATGTCCTCGTCTCTGTAATTGGCTTCTATCAAATAGAGGTCATATCCGAGTGCCTGCACCCCGTTCAGGTTGTTGGTGTCAGTGGCATAAATCGCCTTGCCAGATGGAAAATGCACCTTGTACCCGCAGTTCGGCACGTTATGCACCAGCATGAACGGAATCACATTGCATAGGCCGTATCCATACATGGTCCGGGGTTCCAGCACATCAATCTGACGTTCCGGCACTCCTGCGGCTAAAAGCGGCGGTGTCAGCCAACGACAGCATCCAA